GTTGTTTTTCTTTTTGTTGTTTTTCTTTTTGTTGTTTTTCTTTTTGTTGTTTTTCTTTTTTAACAGTAGTATCACCGTTTTTAATGAAAATTTTATACATGAAAATAAAAACACATGTGTGCACTATAAAATTAAATAATAAAGTTAAAATGCTTATTTTGTTATCAGTTTTAAACAACGTAACTTCTTTTTGATTGGTAAGACTCATTGTTTATTATGTTGTATTGGGTGTAGTTTAATTTTCATTGAATAATTATATTCAATTTTTTAAGTAAAATCCTTAAATTTATAGTGTATTATTAATGTTTTCGATAAAAAAAAGTTATGTACATTTTTTTTTGTTTTTTTTTGGATTTTTATTTTTGTTTTTTTTGTTTTGGTATACCTTTTTTAAAAAGGTATTTTTTTTGTTTTTTAATATTGGTCATGGATAAAGGAATCTGTAAAGTGGTAGTTTGCCTGTAATTTTCGCCAGTATGCCGCAATTTTTTGATTTGAAAGTTTCACATTCGAATTTAAGGTCGAGGAGTTTTTTCCAGTGGTAGCGTCGCACCTCACTATCGTGATGAAATTTTACCCAGTAGTATAGACCGTCGCCGCCCTGTCCCTGTATTTTTATTACTTCGGCGCTGTAAATGGCGGCACTGGGGTGATTTTTATCCATCAGAATTTCCATATGTGCTCCAATGGAATTTTGGTAGAGGAATCCATTGCGTTTGCGTATGTATCTCGTGCCCCGTGGTCGGGTAGACAGAGTAGCACGTCCATCTTCGTTGATTACCTGTGTTGCTATCGCCTCGAGGCGGGGAATTGGATAGGCCTTTTTGTAGAGATATCCGCGCCAGATTGCCTGAAACCTGGTAGCAGCGCTATTCATCTGACAGAAGAGGGGGAAAGATCGAAACACGTGCATCGGCACAGTGCCACACCATTCCAGAAACTCCCTATATCTCTTTGCCACCGAGGCTCTTTTTTGTTCGAGTGCTAACGGGTAAGCCTGTTTGTAGAGATATCCGCGCCAGATTGCCTGAAACCTCGTCACGGCGCGCATGATACGGTCTTTCATCCATTTCTCCTGAGGATAACCGTGCTTCTCCAGAAACTCTTCCATATCATAGTGATTAGTGAGTTGGCGCCATTCATCGAACTCATGTGAAATCTTGGCACCCCAGTCTGTATATGAGGAGCGGAGAGCGGGTGGAGAATACTCGTTACTGTCTTCTGGTAGCGAGTCCCAGTAGCAGGGGTTGCACCCGACATGGACCCAGGTTCGGGTTCCGGTTTCTGCCAGATAAAAGGCAGTCTCCTCCATAGTGATCCCGTTCCGGGCGTCAGCACCCCTAAACCGGAGCCTCATCCCATCCCAGCAGGGTGCTGTGCACTTGGTTATATTGTCCCCGCGGTTGATGAACTGTCCACAAGAGAAGCACCTGAATTTGAACTGGCTTTTACAGCATTCATGGCGCCTCATCGCACGTTCTGCCGCGGCGGCAGCCATAAGAGCCTTTTCAGGTGATGCTGTTGTGCTGGTAAACATGTTTTAGTAGTAGGGTTTGTTGTGTTCTGAGTCTGTGCTTAGAAATTGTGTGGTGTGTTGTGTGTTGTAACATCTCCAGGTTAGGGAAAAGTTTTCAATTTTCTTATGATTGGGTACTAAAATGACCGTCACCAGAAAAATAAAAAAAATAAAAAAAACTATGTACATGTGTTGTTTGTTTTTTTTTGAATTTTTGTTTTTTTTGAATTTTTGTTTTGGTATACCTTTTTTGAAAAGGTATTTTGAAAAGGTATTTTTACTCCCATGCGGGTCTTTCTGTGCACGTACCCCATCCTTTGAAACACCTGTATTGTTCAATCAAATCGCCCTCTACACATCCGGCAAATTTTTCATAGTCGAAAATAATCGCCGGATGTTGAACAGATATAGGAATTGTTTGTTTTAAAAATACCAAATACAAATTTTTATAGTGAATTTGAATGCTCCAATCCTCACTTCCTCTCCAGTTTTGCTCAGAGTTTGTGAGGGTGTGAATTCTCACAAGTTGTTCGTCCTCCCTGTCGTACATGCGGGTGTACTCAGCCATGCCAATGATTTTTCCTCCGAATTTTTTGCTGGTGAAAAACCACAAAATATCACCCGGATTGAATTTTTGAACAATAGATTTAAGACACCCGCCTCTTCCGCGCTTTATTCCCCATACAGCATACATGCTGTTAATGAAATTTAAACCGTCGCCGATACGAATTAGCCAATGTTTTACCATGATTGAAATAGTGAGAGTTTCGTTGTGTACGTTGTTGTTATGTGAATAATGCATGCATTTTTTTTTTATTTTTTTTTCAATTTTCTTAAAATTTGATACTAAAATGACCGTCACCAGAAAAATGAAAAAAGGCTATGTACATGGGTTGCCTGTTTTTTTTTATTTTTGTTTTTTTATTTTTTTGTTTTTTTTTGTTTTGGTATACCTTTTTTGAAAAGGTATTTTGAAAAGGTATTTTTTAGTTTTCGCGGAGGGCGGCGAGTTGTTCTGAGAGGTCGTCAATTTCGTCCTCAATATCAGCGGCGTCTGCCCAACTGGCGCCTTCCAAACCCGCCTTTTTTGCCTCAATCTGTTTTTCGAGGTCGGCGATTTGGTCAGAATTGTCAACCGTCTGGGCGTCTTCCTCCTCATAGTCACTCTCAGAGGAGTCGCTGTCTTCCTCAACAACTGGCTGTTGGGCGAGTTTTTTCGCCATTTGGGCAGCCAAAATTTGCTGGCGGAGACGCTCTTCTGCGCGGGAAAAACGCTCTTCAGCACGTTCCTTGTTGGACTGACTCTTCCATCCCTGCTTTTTAGCCGTCGCGGAGGCGGCGCGCTCACAGTTGCGAATGTGATGAGGTTCATGGCAGTAAGAACAGTCAATTGTCAGAGGTGTGGCTGCGTTCTTAGGGGCGACTTTAGCCGTGCTGCGAGCCACCCGTTTTGACGCTGACTGAACCGCATTGTGGTTCGCCTTAAAGGCGGACTTCCACGCCCCCTGTGGGGCGACGGTGACCGCGGCGTAGTGACCAGAAGCATCATGGTTGGTAGGGAACTGGCGGCGGAAATCCCTAGAACCCCTCTCAGCGATGAGTTGGGCGGGGGACTTATGCTCAGTCTGTGCCCTAAGTGGTGCACGCCTCTGTTGGCGAGAACGACGAGAAGTGACCAGAGTGAAAGTAGCCATAGTTCAGAGAACTAAAGTGAAAGTTGTAGGTTCTGTGTTGTGGGTTACGTATCGTGTATGCGTAGAGTATAGAGTGTGGGGGATAGTTTTAGAGAATAAAAAATAAAAAACTTCAATTTTTTCTCTTTTTTTTACCTGGTTATCAAATCCCAGGTAAAATTTCACCTGGTTTTAAATCCCAAGTCAATTTTAAGGTTCAATTTCAAAAAAATTGAAGTTTTCATTTTTAAAATTCAAAAATTCCGAGGATTCCAGGTCAATTTTTATTTCCAGGGAAAAATTCACTTTTTTTTCGAGTAAGAAAATTGAAGTTAATTTTTATCTAAGAAAACCCATTACAAAACCCCCATACAAAACACTACACAGACAACCCACAGAGTTATCACACAACCTACTATAACATACTATCACTATGTCTTTCTCTATCACTCTCTCTACTGCTGCTACTAAGTCTGCCTACCAGCGTTTCGGCGATGCTTTCATCAACGCATTGACGCAGGCTGTACCGGAGTTGGATATGGCACAGTGCCAGTCCATTCTGAACGATGTCATCGGCACGGTTGGCCGTAAGGCGCCTAAGGAGAAGAAGGCGCCTAAGGCTAAGAAGTCTCCTACGGCGGCCTCGCCTAGTAAGCGTGACCTGAAGAAGGTCGAACTTATCGGCGAACTTAAGTCTTACGCTGAGTTTGCGGGAGAAATTCCGGACGTCGCCTCTGTCACCATCGGTGCCATCCGTAAGCAGATTGTTAGTGCTAAGAAGGCACAGAAGGCGGCCGCTAAGGCCGCTAAGGCCACTAAGGAGGCAAAGAAGTCCCCTAAGAAAGCAAAGAAGGCTAAGAAGGCAAATGCATCGCCGGGCCCTAGTAAGCGGGACCTTAAGAAGGCTGAACTCCTCGCAGAACTCACCACTCTAGGTGGTTCACTCGAGGAGGGAAAGACCCTCGCCGACTACTCAGTCACAGACCTCAGAAAGATTATTAAGGAGGTAACCCCTAAGAAGAAAAAGGGGCGTAAGGCTAAGAAGAAGACGGCTGAGGCTGACCATGAGGCACTTCTTGCCACCCTAGCCTCCTCTCTTAAGGCTGCGGAGAATGAGCCAGCCGCCGCCGCTGCGGTCGCTGAGAAGCCTGAGGTAACCCATGAATGGGTCGAACCAGCGTGCACTATCGCTAGTGTAACCACATTCACAGGTGGAGCCAACGACGAGGTACTTACCACTAAGGTGACCCCTAAGGTTGAGGAGGCTGTTAAGGAGGAGGTTCAGTTCGACTCTTCCTCAGATGAGGAAGAGGAGTCAGAACTCGAACTCGACTCAGAATCAGACAGCGATAGCGACTCCGATGACGAGTAAATTCAAAAATACCTTTTCAAAAAGGTATACCAAAACAAAATAAAAATTAAAAAATGAAAAAACCAAAAAAAATAAAAAATAAAAAAAACCAAAAAAAACAAGGCACCCATTGTACATAGCCTTTTTTCATTACTTATATAGCCTTAGGGATTTACAAGAAAATTGAAAAAAAAAACCTAAAATTTTTTTTATTATAACACAACCACACGCATTATGCCTATTGTCGAACACGTTCAACGTTTCAAAAACTGGATAGCCCTAGCGGGGCTTGACTTGAAAAAACATCAACTTCAGGGAATTGAGTGGGTTTTCTCGCGTGAACTCCAAACACAACAGGGTTCGCCGGGCGGATTCCTCTGCGATGAGATGGGTCTAGGGAAGACCATTCTTATGCTAGGAGCCATCGCATGCAACCTGAAAAAGCGTACTTTAATCGTCATGCCCACCTCTCTGTTGGCACAATGGGACGATGCTATCCAAAAATTTCTAGGAAATGGCATCGCTCCACTCGTCTACCATGGAGAAGTGGCGCGAGATTTCACTGTCGATGAAATTAGTCGCTACCCTATTGTGATTACTACCTACGGTATGATTGCCAAAAGGAAGGACCCGAAATATCGGTCAAAACTATGGGAGTTTGAATGGGACCGCGTCATTTTTGATGAGGCTCATCACCTAAGAAATAAAGGAACTCGTCTTTTCGAGGGTGCCTTAGTTATCACACATAAGTCTGGTATTAATTGGATGGTGACAGGAACGCCAATCAACAACGACCGAAAAGATTTCTACAATCTGTGCGTTATTCAGGGTATGAGTAAATCCTTTCATATGAGTGCCGCTCAAATTAGTGAGACTGTGAAAAGTAGTGTCATGAAAAGAACGAAAGCACAAGTTGGAATTAAAATGCCAGACCTGAATGAACACATAATAGAGGTTGCGTTTGAGACAGATAAAGAAGAGTCGTTTGCAAAAAATATTCACAATTTGATGAATTTCTCAACTGTGACAGAAGAAAATGTGGACCAAATCATCGCACAGATGGGGTCGAAAATGGAACATCGATTTCCTATTATGATGCTTATGCGACAGTGTTGCGTGTACCCAAAACTCGCAGTGAAATATTTCAGAAAAAAATTCAAAAAGGAGTGCAAAAGTCTAGGCGTAAAAGAGAGTTTCAAAGATATTAGTCACAGCAAAATCAACGCTGTGATTAATAAAATTGTAGAGAACCGTGGAAATGGTAAGAAAAAACTCGTCTTTTGCCTTTTCATTAAAGAGATGGAATTGCTCGCCAAAAAGTTGAATAAGTTGGGAATCACCGCACAAACTGTTTGTGGTTCAACTCCCAAAAAGTTGCGAAAAGAACGACTTCGTGTACCAGAGGAAGGAGAAGAGGGACCAGAAGTTTTGTTGGTCCAAATTCAAACCGCATGTGAGGGACTTAATTTGCAACACATCAGTGAGGTATATTTCACAACACCTCATTGGAATCCGGCCGTAGAAGATCAGGCAGTCGCCAGAGCGCACAGAATAGGTCAGAAAAATAATGTAGACGTATTTAGATTTGTATCAAAATTTCTCAACAAAAGCGATGAACATAGTGTAACACTAGATGAGTATTGTATGGAGGTTCAAAAAAAGAAGCGCGAAATTGCCAAAATCATCCACTAAAAAAAAGCAAAAAAACAAAAAACACAAAAAAAGCAAAAAAACAAAAAACACAAAAAAAGCAAAAAAACAAAAAACAAAAAAACAAAAGAAACCTCTTTTTTTATTCGACAAAAACAAAATAATATTATATTAAGTTAACATAGATGTTTGATAATAGGAAAGTAATAGTAACATTAACAACTATTCCCTCCAGACTAAAAAATATAAATGAAGTTATTATATCATTATTAAAACAAACAATAAAAGCAGATGAAATTGTTTTAAGTTTACCTAGAAAAAGTTTACGAGAACCTAATATTGTTTACAAACTTTCACATGAACAAAAAAGGTTTTTTGATGAAAACAATATAACTATATTAAGACCTGTGTATGACTATGGTCCGGCAACAAAATTGTTAGGAGTTTTGGAAAGAGAATTAGAACTAAGAACAAACTCTGAAAAAGAACCACTAATAATAACAGTTGATGATGATAAAAAATATGATAAAAATACGACAAGGGTTTTATTAGAAGGATGGAAAAGACATCCTAATTCTGTTGTTGCCAGAAAAGGAGGAATAATTACATTTGGAGAGATAAATGAAAAGATGAAAAAAATTTTACCTGCTATAAAAAAACAAAAAAAATCATTAAATTTACTAAAATATAATGAACAATTTTTTTCTGGATGTGATATTGATAAAGATACATGTATAGATATTGTTTTTGGTACTGGAGGAGTTGTTTATAGACCTTCATTTTTTTGTAAAAATATTTTTAATATTGTAAACGATAATAATTTATTTCCTAAAAAAATGTTTTTATTTATTGATGATATTTATTTGAGTGCTTTTTTGTCATTAAAAAAAATTAAAAAATTTGTTATTACGTTTGAAAAAACAGAATTTTTAACGAGTAATACTAATTTTATAAATAAAAGTTGTATTATTGATGAATCAACTGATAATAGAGAAATTAATCCTTTGATAGATATTAATAAAATTTCTTCAAGGAATTTAAATAGTTTAGAAGCAACACATTATGTTTATAAATTTTTGAAATTAACAAATCCTGAATAATTACTTTTTTTTAGTTTTGCAAAAAGTTTTTCATATTGATATAACATACTTTTAGCCTCTGCTAATTCTATACCTATATATGGTTCGTTTGCTGAACCATCCCAGTTATGAGTTGGTCTTTTGTGGTTAACAAAATGAATTAAAAAATCTCCAGTTATATATTTCTCTCCACAACAAGAACATGGATATGAATTTATTTTACGTTGTGGAATAATAGATATTTGTTTTTTATATTTTTTTTTTTGATAATTTACATAGATACCATATTGGTCATTTAACCTCATAATACCTTTATTAATTTTAATTGGTTGAGGTGGATAACTCTTATAAACATCAGTTAAAAACTCATTTGTTATTTTCGTATTTTTAATTAAAAAGTTTCCAGAATTTATCATGTTTTTATCTTTTGTTATTATCATAAAATTATTACTAGAATATTCATTAATTATATCTTCTATTTTTGTGTCAAAATTCATAATATGTGCATCACTATCGCTGTGAAAAATCCAATCATATTTATTAATATATTTTTCTAATGCTTTAATTTTTGACCAATGTGGTTTTCTTGTTTTATCTAATGTTTCAGTAATTAAAATAAAGTCATAGTTGTGTCTTTTGCAATAAATTTCTTTACTTACTGTTGCGGATTTCCATTTTTTTTGGTAATCTTCACCAATTAATATCGTTAAAACTGCTAATTTCATATATATTTTAAAGATATATGAAATTTTATTTGTACCCATTTACAAATATTCCTCATAGAATTAAATGGAGGTACGATAAATTTTTTTTTAATAGATGGATTAAAGAATCTATATTAGCATTAACACATCATGAACTAAGAGTTGATAATCCTGAACATGCGGATTTTTTTATTGTTTCATTTACACTTATGTTTTTATCTTTTGTAAGTTTCAATAAAAATCGTGTAGAAAATGAATTAAAAAAACTGAAATATTATAATAATGGTAAGAATCATATTGTATTTGATTTAACTGACCTACCGCAAACATTTTATGATAACAAAAATTTAATTATATTTAAATCTGCTTTTTCGGAGAGAAATTATAGAAAAACAAAAGATGTAAGTATTCCACAATTTCCTAGATATAGTTTTAATGAACGATTTTTAAAAAAATATTGTTATGAAAAAAATAAATTACTTTGTTTTAAAGGTAATCCTAGAACTGGTAAAAATTTAATTAGAGAAAAATTATTTTTAATGAATGATAATAAAAATTTTTTTATTAAAGAATTTAATAATGACCCGAATGATTTTGAATTTAATATTGTTAATAATGTCATGCGTATAAATGTTTCAGATGATGAATTTAGTTATTTAAATTTACTTTTTAAATCTAGATTTTGTTTACTACCTAGAGGAAATGGGTGGGCATTATCTTATAGACACATTGAAGCCATGAATGCTGGTTGTATTCCTGTTATTATTTCTGACAATTATAAATTACCTTTTTCAGAAAAAATAGATTGGAATTCATGTTCAATTAAAATTAAGGAAGATGAATTAGATAAATTATTGGATATCATTAAAAAAAATCTCAGTAGAGAAGAGGAACTGAGAAGTAATGTTAAAAAAGTATTTGAAAATTACTTTTCAACCACAAAAAAAATCCTTGGTACTGCAATTGATATTTATGTTGATAAATCTCGTTTAAAGGTGTGATTCAATAATGTATGATAGATAATTTTTTGCTTTTTTTTTATCATCGAAATATGTTGCATACTGAACATTATTGTCTGACATGGGGAAACTAACCTTAAATCGTTTATCTTTTTCAGAAACAACCACCTGACATTCTGGATCATCTTTATGAGAAAATGATAAAATATCACTGGATTCAACATTTTCTCTATAGTTTTTCTTGATTAGCCTCTGCTCATGCTTTATAAACATAATTATATGTATTTACATACCTGATGTATTTAAACTAGTTTTATTAATATTTTTTTGATATTCTTTTTGATATTGATGTACTAATACTACAATATGGTCAGTAATAGTATTATTAGGATTATATTGAATAGTTTTAATTTTGTCACCCTGATCAACATATCGTCTAAGTCCTACATGTAAAATTAGATTTTCATCTCTGTATCCAAAAGCCCTAAAAGGATATAATTTAGTAATTGTTCCTTCAATACTAACGCTAATTCTTTTTGACCCAAATCCAAAATTCTTATTATTATTAAAATCTTCAAAGCAAAGATTGAGAAGGTTTTGATTTTCACTTGACATTGGGTTTTTGGTTGTGTATTCAAAAGATGATAAAGCAATGGACATGTTACTTTTTTTCTTTTGAAATTTTTATATCAATTTTCTTATAATTATATATATATAAGAATGTTTGAGGAGTATATGGAATTTGTTCAAAAGTTTAATGTATTAGGTTTAGCAATAGGTTTAATGATTGGTAGCAATTTAAAAGATGTTGCCGGAGATTTTATTGATGATATTTTAATGCCCTTTGTAAATCCTATTTTAAAACAAATAAGTAATGGTAAAGAAGGTGACGAAGAAAGTAGTTTAACTCTTTCTATACCTAAAACAGATATTAAACTTAAATTAGATAAAGTAGTTGCATCAGTTATTAAGTTTGCATGTTTATCTATTATGATTTTTGGAATGATAAAATTAGGTGTAAAACTCAAGAAACCAACACAATGGGTTTCTGTTAGAAACTTTAAGGAAATGAAAAAAGTACTTTCAAGATAAATTTAATAGTAAAATTTATTATCTTACTATTAAATAATATTATGCTACATGTGTCTAGAAGATTTTATTCATTTGGTAGATTTATTGTTTCTAGAAATATGAAAAAAAGATTAAATGAAAAAAAAAATAAAAAATTAGTTGATAATTTTTTTGAAAAAAATGATAAAAATAAAAAAATAAGAGAAGCCTTAAAATATGGTAACGAAGAATTAAAAAAATATAAAAAATAGCCGCCATTGGGGATTGAACCCAAGACCTCCGCATTACAAGTGCGATGCTCTACCACTGAGCTATAGCGGCAACTATTGTATATTACAACAATCTCTTTATATGATTATATATTACATTTTAATAAATAATTTAAATTACAATGAAGTACTAGACAATTCTCCAAAAACAAATACTGGTTCTTCTCTTGTCATGTCAACTGTGGGAGGAATTGTGTTTTTGATTTCAAATGTTGTTCCATTAGGCGCTACAAAATCGAATGCAGGAGTTTTTGTTGCTTTATTTCTTTTATTTATTTTTGTATTTGACTTGTTTATTATTTTTCTTTTTCTTTCATGCATTCCAAAGTTGATTGTAGGAATATGAGTAAGTTTATTAAGTCTATCTTCTTCATCGTGATATCCTTTCATAAATTCACCATAAAGTGCTGAGGAATAAGAACTTCTGTAGAATCTTCTTAGTTTTTCTGTTTTAGGATTAAATCTGTTTGCATGCATTTCTCTAGCATAAATCATACCATCTGTACGCGCCTTAGTATTATCAATCTGTATACGTAATGAAATTTGTCTTTGCAAAAGATCTGTGTTAATGCTTTCAAGTTTTCTAACTTTTGATTCTGTTACGGTTGCTCGTTCGAGAGCCCATACATAACGCCCGTACTCTTCACTCGATACTCTGTCTAGTTGTTCATCTGTAAGTTGCACCTCACATGCAATTTGTGTACGACACATAGGACAACTTGCATTAGTTTGAATCCATCTGTAGAAACACTTTTTGCAAAAGTGATGGTCACACTTTGTTACAACATTTGTATCCATAGTAAGATTTTTATAGCAAATACCGCACTCATATTTTTCATATTTGTTTTCAGTTTCTTCTTCCTCTTCTTCCTCCTCTTCTTCTGGAATAAAAGGAGTGTCTTCAGATGGTTCATCTTCAAGACCTGAATCGGTTATAAGTTCAGGCATTTCATCATCATCCGTTTCTGTCTCGTTTTCAACTTCTTCTGTCGTCGCTTCCTCAATCATTTCAACATCTGAATCAGTAAATTCAATCTGTTGTGGTGTTGCCAGAGGAATAGGTTCCATAGGATGAGGTGTTGAACTAGGAGATGCCATAACTTCCTCTGTCATAGGTGTTGTAGGTGTTTCAATTGGTGAAGGAATCCTAGGAGAATAGAGAGGAGATACTGGTTCGTTAGAAATACTTCCAAAAGTAAACGTTGTTTGAGGAATAGTAATTGTTAACGTATTAGTTATAGGGTTAGGTTCTGAAAATTGTAGTTGAGAGAAATCAATATTAGACGCACTAGGAACAGCCCTAGGTGTCTGAGAGTTTTCTGAAGTATTGTTTCGAGAGTTTGGTGCACTCATAGTTAATATGTTGGGAGTAGATAGTTTTATATCAAAAAAATATTAATAAAAATTTTCTTCAATTTTATGTGGTATCAACGATTATTTGTAAAATTTGATAATCTTTCGAGTCGTTGATTGTTTAATTCTAATGTACTAACATATCGCGATGTTTGTATCATAGGTCTTTGATTTAAAATTTCTTTAATATTTATATCATTAATATCTATATTTTTTATCATTGACATATAATTTTGTAGTGTTTTTGTAGTTTGTTTTATTTCTTTTAATTTATTTTCAAAATATCGTATTTGTCTATTTAGTTCAGAACGTTGTTCAATCATTTTGCGAATATGCTTTTGTTCTTCTAGTTCTTCTGAATTAGCCAAAATAGAACAGCGACAAAGAGGACAAGTATTATGCGATTTTGTCCATTTCCAAAAACATTCTTTACAAAATGTGTGATTGCATTCTGTACTTACGCAGTTTTCTAATGTTAACTTATCATCGCAAATAGGGCAGGTCATTGTAATATGAGAATAGTGTTTTATTTTAAATTTTTATTTTCTTCAATTTTATGTTGTTCGTATGTTTTATATATATAAAATTGAATATAATTAAGTTATTAAATGGTTTAATTTATTATTCTCAAAACAAAATGAATGCTACAAAACTAGAAGCAATTAGACAACAAAGTGACGGACCAACACTTATTATGATGTTTATTATGATGTGTATTTTTGGATTAGGAGGGTTTTTACTCGATGATTAATATATTATAAATATATATATACTATGAATTTTGAAAAAGATAATGATAAAAAAAAAGAACAAGTATTATTTAAAATTGGTAATACAAAATTTTACAGAGATAAAGTTTTGGCATTTGGTTCATTTATTTTAGTAACCTTTTTTATTTTATTTACAAATAATGATAAAAAAAATTTGGTTATTAAATTAATTAACAATAAAAAATTCATGTTTTCATTTTTATTGGCTGTTGTTTTTTCAGTTTATACATTATATTTTTTGCCAAAAGATAAAGATTACCAAAAAGTAACTAGAGCAACAAAGCAAGCAATTATTGGATTAATTATAGGTATGTTTCATTATTTAGATTTTAAAGTAGGTCCTTTTTGGTTTATTTGGTTAGTTTCTTATTATTTAGATTTAAGTGAATAAATTTTTTTAATTATAAATATTTTTCTCTCCATGGGATAAATGGGAAACATATTTATAAAAGAAGAACAGATGAAAATAGTTGAAAATAATAATAAAAAAAATAATGAAGATAATAAAAAAAATGACAAGTTAGAATTAAAACAAATAACTGTAGAAGGTGATGGAAATTGTAATATATGTAAAACAATAAATTGTAATGGTTATGAAATTTATAGTGTAGAGTATAATACAAATTCGTTTGTTTGCATGAATTGTTATAATAGTATACTTTAGTGGAATTAATAACTTATTGACATCAATAACTTATTAATAGTTTCACTCAAAGGGTATAAAGAATTGCCATGATAATAACATGTAAAACAAACATTTACAGCATACTTTCTGCTTTTTATGCAGCCGTCCATATGAAAATTGATTCATATTATTACTTCAAATGATGAAGTATCCATAGCAACATCATGGATATGCTCGGTTAGCTCAGTTGGTAGAGCATCGGTCTTATGAGCCGAAGGTCATGGGTTCAAGCCCCATA